GGGATTTGCGATCTTTTCGACTTCTTTCATTAAAGAGTCAAATCCGCCGCGGGATTTTCTAAGATCAGATAGTGATGTAAATGCCATAATTTGCCTTTCGTATTAGCGGTGTATAAAAAGTATGTTTTGTATTATCTTCGTTTGATTTTGAGTACTGTTGCGTAATCATAATCCAACTCTCCATTGTCATCATCCATCTTTTTAGATGATGCAATATTATATATAAGATTTCGGTGCTTGTCAATAGCACTTTTTTTCTTAATTGACCGAAACTTTCTTTCTTGTTCTCGATCCAAATCTAAATTTCTTTTCTTAATGCTCATTTTAAAATTTTAAAAACTCCTAAAAATCATTCATCTTTATCAGATACTGTAATAAATGGCCAGGTTGCAACTCTTTTAGTTATGTCTGCTTGTGTATATGCTAATTTCATAAGATATCTTTGTGTTTCTTTAAGTGATATAATAGTCTGCTCTAAAAGGTGCCTAGTTATATCTAACTCTTTTTCCAAGTTATTAATTTTCTGGGCTGTTACGTCCAACTCTTCGTCTAAGTATTTCACTATACTTTTCCTTATCAAATCGTAAAAAAGGTTTATATTTTCTTATCAATCTGGAAATATCAGGCCACATAATATCGGTACTAAGATGAGTATCAAAGTCTTCCAAAAACGGATTAATCTTTTCCAGAATAACTAAAGTTTCTAGGGTAATTGTTTTCCTGAGAAATGCTTTAATTATATATGGATGTTGATTTTTTGCAATCGCGAACGCATCCTCAAAAGTCTTATTTTCAGCTTCTAATTCTTCAAGTATTGCATCTAAATCATTACTAAAAATATAAGATAAACTTTGTACTCGCTTCTGCCATTCCGTATATCGTTCGCTTGCTTCTGTATCAAATAATCCGCCCCAGCGATCTCCGGATGTAAAATTTGCAACTAGAAAATTTGCCACTTCCTCATCTGAATAAGTTTTAGATACTTTTCGTATAGAGAATATATCCTTTCGCTTAGCAAATGCTTGTCGGCTTGCTCTTATCCTACCCTTTTGTTTAATTACATCATACTGATCTGTAGTAAAGTGTAATTTAAGAGCTAGGTACATTTTATATACTGAATATTCATCCATAGTCACAGTGGTAATTTTCCTCTCTTTTTGAAGTAATTGCCTTCTTCTGCTTCTATCTGTACTCGTTCTTTTAAAGATTGATTTATTAATTTTGATATAGATTCAATATCAATATCTACTTCTGAGCAATATTGTATAATTGCATCCATATAACCTATTTTTTCTCGTACAACTCGTTCCTCAATATAAAGAGAAAATTCATTAGGGGATCTAAATTTCTTTGTTATTACTAAACTATCGGTTAAGACATACGGCTCTAATTCGTTATTCATTTTTCTTCCGGGAAAAGAATCTCATCCATAAAATTCATAAACACATTTTTATTTACCCCAATATTAACCATCATTGCTGGGGTGTGAGGATTCAATTTCTGATTCTTACAATATATGTTATGTTTATTCTTATAATCTCTACCTGAGTAGACTACACCTATATTATATAAGTAATGATCTAAGTTGTCAATAACAGTGTTTGCCAATTGGTCGAATTCTTCTTGAGTTTGTATATTACCTGCTGCTAGCATCTGAGGACTAAAAATTCGTTTAGCCCATTCTGGCAATTCTCTAGGTTTATTCCAAGAAATGTTTTCCATTTTATTTTGATACCATTTATAAATGGGGGATTGATCTACATATGAAAAATCGTGAAAGGCCCCTGTAATTTTATTTTTCCCGCATACTATATCAAATCCAAATATTGGATCGGGTGAACTATAATGAGGAAATATGCACATATGCATAACCCACATCTTTTTATGCTTTGTGGCATCTACAATTTCTATATGTGCACGCCTAAATGCTGAGTCAGTCCATAGATAATTTTTCCATACAAAATCTGTAGTATGATGCTGGTATTTTTCGTCCGTTTCTACAACATCATATGTACCGAATTTAGAAATTATATTTTCAGCAAGTTTATTAGCCTGCGGCCAAATCTCAATCATTATAGACCTTTATCATATTAATATTATGATCAAAAGCAATATTCGCTTCTTTTGCAAGAGACACATCAATTTTTTCTCTTATACCTTTTACCAGTGTTTGAATATTGTCAAACTTATAAAAATTATTACTACCTGGTAATAATTTAGCTAACATTTGTCCCCCAAATAGATCGCCCATATGTCTAACATATACATGAGCCATTATCTTTTCAGGGGCATGCCTAATACTGTGAAGATAATTTATATAATTTTCGGTAGGTCTGTTTACCATATTACTAGGTCTGTCTCCTAATAATTCGATCCAATCCATTTCAATCTGCCTTGATCTTTTAATATCTTCAATACCTTCGAATAAGTTATGTGTATCGGCATAAAATTCTAAGACTTGATATACATGAAGCAATTGAAACAAATAATCTGTATACTTAGGAACATCTACTTTACCTGCAAAAATAGATTTTAAAAATGGTTGAGATTCTGCTTCTCGATGTTTATCCGCAGTTAATTCTTTTAATGACGACATATTAACCTCTGCCTCTTGCAGGTAAGCCCAAAAACTGTCTATGATCCCATTTATAGTCTCTATATTTACCTCGTTTGTCTACATAGTGCAAAAATGCCTGGTTTTGTCTTTTACCTTTATATGCAGTTCTCCAGTGTGGTAATGTGTCGCCTTTATAAACTATCATATCACCGGGATATAAGTTAATTGCTTTTTGCTCACCTTGTAAAGTCTCAAACCAAATTTCCCATGGGTCAGGATCTATAGTAATATTAATTGTCGTGGAATATTCACAACTTGGCCTATCTGTATGTCGTTCCATTGTTGCACCGGGATAATATATTCTAGCATATGTGTATGTAGGATATAAAGATTTGCCTGTAACTTCTTCTACTACAGGTTGTAGTTGCAAAGACAGTGCTTCGTAACATAATGCCGAATAGTGGGAATAACTATTCGTAATTTGAGAATCATTGAAAGCAAACATATTGTCTTCAGATTGCCCGTTTGTCAAATATTGCAATTTTTTAACTAATTCAAATTCTAAATCTAAATGCGTGCATAGTTCTTGAGAAACAGCTTCCTTTACTACTTCATATAAGTTATCTTTAAACATTATATTCCCTTTACTCTTTTGTATTCTAATCTAAGTGTTTTAAATTCTTCAATCCAATCATCTCGTCTTTCGTTAAAAACTAATGGTTTTTCATCATCTACTCCCATAAGAATGACTAATCTAGAAACAGGTATATTAGTCATTTCTTCAAATGCAACTGCATAAGCAGAACATTGTATAAAATAGTCATGAATATCATCTCTAGTTTTTAATCTTCTAGATGATTTAAAATCTATAACCGATAGCTTACCTTTATATTTGGCAATACAATCTACAGTACCTGCAACTTGTAGATGATTAGAAAATAAAGGTTGTTCTAAAGCATATATGTCGTCAATGTCATTTAGAAGAGGTTGTAATGAATTCCACATCTCATGATCAAACATTCCTAATGGCACTTCTTCATTTAGAAGATACTTTTCACACAGTGTATGAATTCTAGTACCACGTTTTGCAGCAGTACTAGATATTTTGTTTGCTTCTTCTGCACCTACTTTATTTCGCCATGCTTGGATAATGTCTTTTTTAAGTAATCCTGTAACAGTAGTTACTGATGGATACTTATTACCCGTAGGAGTTTCATACACTCGAGTTCCGTCACTCGAAGTAACTCTTTTTAAAGTTGGGTATTCATGATGAATATGATTGAACATCAAACAAACTTGGTTAAATTTGGGGGTTTCCAACCTTCTGGTTTTAGAATTTTACCATCATCTCGACGAATAACTTTGCCTGTTTTAGAATCTATCTTGCATAGATTACTTTTTGCGACTTCATCCCATCCACCTTTAATATCGAATTTTTTCATATGACAATAACCTAGAATAACCCAGATCATATCCATACAAGCATCGAGTTGCTCAACATCGTCTTCCATATTAAAAGCTTCAATGAATTCTGTAAATTCTTCAACTATTAAATCTTTATATAGTAGTGTATTCTCGACGCTTGGTTTTTGGTCGCAAGCGTCGAGAAATATTTTCACATCAATTCCCATACTCATAATATAATTTCCTTTTAGTGTGCGAGAACTTCTTTATTGTGTTCCCAATGCTTTTTACGATCCTCAAGTCCTATTGTACCACCGTTGATCTTCTTTGTCAATAGAACAATGTCATTTTTGTCAGCAATGGCATTCAATTTGTTCTTCTGCCAAAACCAACAGGCAGATTCAATTGCACCAGGCAAAGTTTCGCAATATGCAATAGCGTCTTCTAGCGATAGTCCAATAGAATTAGCAAATGCAGTATAATTTAATTTACCTGTTAATTGTATTGCTCCTCTACCTCTATGTGCATAACCGTCACCTGACGCTTCGGGTCCGTTACCCATTCTGTTTGCATAAATTCTATTTGCAATCTTTTCTGGTTTACGCTCATACTCTTTTGCCAACGCTTCGTTTGGGAAATATTTCTTAAATAATCCCAGTAGACCCTTTGCCCCATAATTTAAATTTTCTTGTAGAACAGTAAAGTCTAAAGACTCATGTCCACATTGTGCCAAAAATGCAGCAACTCTATCTACAGTTGTTATATCATATTTTGGCAGTACTTCTTCAAATGCCTCAAACAATGCAGGTATGTTTTTGTTTCTAGACAAACATTTTTTTAATTTTTCTTCCGTGAATTCGAATTCAAAGCTCATATTTACTCCTTATTATAGTTATTATCCCATTTCATATTGGGTTTCGTATTTTAGCCTCGCTAATATATATTCCTTCACTATAGCAGATCTAACAATATCATCAATTCCGAATTCAAAAGTTTTGAAATTTGGCATCATGTCTGCAATTGCCATAAATTTTTTCAAGCCAGACATATCCGTTTTCTTGTATAAATCTGTTTGTCTAAAGTCTCCGCAGAAAATGATTTTTGATCTTTGTCCAATACGAGTCATTATTGAGTTTAATTCCATATCCGTCATATTCTGACATTCATCTACAATAATGATAGAATTGCTAAGGGTAATACCTCGAACAAACGATGTAATCATAAATTGAACACCTTTTTGTTCAACTAGTCTTTGATATGCATCTGGTCTATCAAATAAATCCCTGCAAATTTCTACGTATGGTTCTGTGTATACTTCTGTTTTTTCTTTTTCATCTCCGGGTAAATGTCCAATCTCTCTACTGGGGACAGCGGATCTAACTATTACTACTTTTTGATATTGATTCGTTTTGTCTAAAACTTCTTCTAGTGCATGATAGAGTGCAATATATGTTTTACCTGTACCTGCAACACCGTGCAATAACATAATTTTGGATTTATCGTACGCATCAAAAAAACCTTTCTGATTATCGGTTAATGGCTTAATTGTTTTCATGTCCTCTAAACATAGTCTCAACTTGTTATTTGCTAACGTTAATTGTGGAGTTTGGTTAGATTGAACTTGAAGATTTGTTTTAGTTTTTGCCATGGAGCTCTTCCTCTTTTTTTGTATAGTAAGAGAGGAGGCGACACTTATGTATTAGCCCCCTCGGTTGAAAAAAGACAAACTATCATGATTTATTTCCTACTCAATTTATCTGTAAGATTGGCTTTTATACCATTTGCATTACCAATCCTAGATAATACTTCTCGAAACCCATCATCGATCTTACGCACTCCAAGACGGATCGGATCACCTATCATCATTTGTGAATGGTGGGTTTCGCTTTTTGTTGATTTACAGGACGGACATTCTTGATTTTCCTTGTCGGAAAATTTGCAGAAAACCTCAAAGATAGTGTCGCAATCGGAACACTTTAGATCGTACATCGGCATTAATTAAACTCCTGATACATTATATATTACTATTCATTTCTGAATCTCAATTTTATCCAAAATAGTTTCTAGTGATTCCTCAAAAGAATATTTAGGAGTCCATCCCAATATATTACTAATAGCATTTATACTAGGTACACGATTTGAGACATCTTGATATCCTGCCCCATAAAATTCATTACTCGATTTAACCCGAATTTCTGCAAGTTCTGTAGTTAAATTGCGTTCTTTTAATTTAGTAATAATTTGTATAGCAACTTCTCTCACTGATAAATTATTCCATGGATTACCAATATTAAAGATTTTGCCGTCGGTAAGTTTTTCATTTAGTATAATTAATTTCAATGCTTCTACACCATCTCGTACATCGGTAAAGCATCGTTTCTGATGACCACCATCGACTAATGTAACATGATTTTTGTAAATAGCATCATCTATTAATTGTGTAATTAATCTAGAAGATCCTTCAGATGAAGCTTCAAGCGAATCCAAATAAGGTCCTTCCCAATTAAATGGTCTGAATAATGTAAATCGCATACCTTCTTTTTGATTCAATGCAAAAATAACACGATCTAATAATTGTTTAGAACAAGCATAAATCCATCTAGAATATTTAATAGGGCCATATACCAAGTCTGTGTTCTCTTCATCAAAAGGCGCTTCGCCTTTGCCATATACTTCGGATGTTGACGGAAAAATAACTCGTTTGTTTAGCTTTTGTGCAAGTTTAATAATACGAAGGTTTTCCTCAAAATCTAATTCAAAAACTCGTAAAGGTTGTTCTACATATAACTTAGGTGTTGCAATAGCTACCAATGGCATTATAACATCACACTCTGACATTAGTTTATCAACAAGATCTCTATCCTTAATAATGTCTCCCTGATGGAAAGTAAACCTACTATCCGCAGGTATCATATTTGTTCTTGTTTTATATAAATCAACTCCGACAATACTAACATGGGCAAATCTACTATCTTGTAAAATAGATGATGTAAGATGATATCCAATAAATCCGTCAGATCCTAAAATTAAAATTTTCATTATAACCTCTCAAGTTTTGGTTTGCTGTTTGTTTCTAAAATATTATATATCATTTTTCCAACGGTATCTTCACCATATGTAGTCATGATAATTTTTTGTTCTGTTCCTCTAGGTATCATAACCATATTGTTATACTTACCTATTTTAAATGTAGCATCATATAATGATGATTGTATGTGTATTTTAAAAAGTCTGTAAGGACTTTTGATTACATTATAACTAGAAATATCATCTATATTAAATTTCCCATATTCACTATTATAAATTTCTACTTGCTTTCTTTTTATATATCCATCTATAGATGCCAGGTGATATAGGTAATCAGATACCATATCTCTTTCTATTTTCCATGTATATGTGCATTTAGTTATTTGATTAACATCTTGTGCACTCATAAAAGAATCAAAAATTGTCGAGTATCTATGCTGCGATAAAATATAGGTTGGGATATCTCCCACAAGTTCTTTAGCTTGTTGTCTCTCGTCACTATTTGAAAATCCTTTTTCTACAAATATCTTGGATGGATAGAGTGATAGACATTGTTTTAGATCTTTTAGGTGAGACTCAGTTGCAGATGATATAAAGACAGGCATATCCCGCCAAGGTAACTTTTGTATTTCTTGGCGGGATACTACTATTGGCGAAACTTTGCTACCAACATAAATAGGAGTAATCTTTAGTTTTTCTAATTTAGAACCTATAAGATTTGCCCATTTACCTGTACCATATATTATTGCATGCAGATAATTTCTCCTATATGCCCGCGTTCAACCAATTTAGCTTTGATATCATCAAATACGTTCCATGCAGTTACTACAACCAACGCACTCTTATCTAAATTTTCAGGATTAGTTATCATTATATCTGTTCCTGGAAAATAATAACCCTGTTTCAGTTCGTTATCGTCGACAACCCCAATTAGATTATTAGTCATACTTAACATATACATAGCTGTTACCGCTTTTGCTGCTGCACCATATGCAACAAATTCTCGGTCACCTATCAATGCTTTAATTTTCTTTTCTCTAGTGTCTATGAGAATCTCAATCTCTTTTCTGGATTTTTCCCAATCTATCTCAGGTTTTTCTAGAGGAATAGATACCGCAGATACTGTAGAATGTACTTTTTCTGCAACTAATCTAAAACTCAAACCATGTGTATTTACGCTCTCAACACGTAGTACTCTTAGTCCCGCTCTTTGTAATAATTTAGCAAAGGAATAACTAGAATAGTAATCTATATGTTCATGATATACATTGTCTAAGAATTTGCCATTAATAATACCTTCTTGGTCTCCACATTCTACTATTAGTTTCCCGCCCATGCGAAGAGAATTTGCAATACCTTTAACAACATCTAACATATCTGGAATATGTGCTAAAACATTGTTTGCACAAACATAATCAAAATGATTATTCCAATAAAACTTATCAACCATTTCCGAAGTAAAGAAACCAATTACAACTGGGACTCCTTTATCATGATGTTCCACCATCATGAATTGTGATGGTTCCACCCCTATTACGGAGCAGCCTTTTTTCTTAAATTGCTCTAATAGATAACCATCGTTACTGCCAATTTCTAAAACAGAACTTGATTTACCGAATCCATATTTCTGAAGTATGTCTGCTGCATAATTATCAAAGTGTTTTCTAAAAGATGCAGAAACTCCCGATTTGTATCTATAAGTCTCAAATACTGTATCTGGGTCTGGAGCGCCTGCTAACTGAAGATGACCACACTCTAGACAATTATTGAGCTCTAAAGGATGTCTATGAAAATCTGGTTTGCTAAAAAGAGCATTTGCAACAGGTGAACTTGGTAATGCTAACCAAGGAGCTATATTTGTACTATCACAGGCTCTGCATCTATTATACTTCAACATATTGTTCATGGAGAGGAGCAATTTTTACAATATCGTTATCATATGTGTCAGCATCACGTTTGTGTTCTGAGATAACTACCATAATAGAGTCAGTTTCAAAAACCATCTCATGATCAATCATGGGACCTGTTTTAAACATATCACCTTGTTTATAGTGTTCACGATGAATTTTAGTATCGCCATGATCACGCCAATAGAACATCATTTCTCCTGTTACTAAATAACAAGTGTGAGTATCAGTCTTATGATAATGATTAGCTCTCAATGCTCCGGCTTTAGACCAGATCATTTGAACATTTGCTTCGCCGTGTGTTAGGGGAAGGATAGTACCGCGGTCATCATGAAATCCATTTTCAACCGACACTCGATGAGATTGTGACATATTTTTCCTTTTCAAGTAGTTACATACCAAGATGGTATAGATCGTTTTTTCCAATTTGCTAAGTGCCGTTTAGCACCTAGGTAATAATTTATATATGCCTGTATAGAATTGCCTGGTACTTTATATTCATCAGGCATAGCAGGAGTAGGCTCTGTAAATGAC